TAATGCTTCCGTTTTGTCGTATCTCTAAACTTGTACATTTCTACCTCCTAAAATCCCATATTTAAGTTAATTTCTTGACCTTGTGCACTAGAAATGTCATCCACAAAGGCTTTAAAGTTCTGGTTACCAAGCTTCACATTGAATAAAGCCGGCTGTTTGCCCTGGTTAAGGTTCACATCATGCGAAACTTGGCTACTGATTGAGCGATTAGCTGCCGCAACATTTGCCCCGATATCCACAGAATAGTCAGAATTAATTGCATTGGCAATCATGTCCCCCATTCCCGAAACATTGGATTGAACATCACGGAAACCTCCAGTTAAACCAGAATTCAAACCAGTCATAATGGCATTACCAGCGGGAGTTAAAAGTTTTCTATCCTTACGGATTGGCCCTTTATGCTCACGAATCCAATCTCCAATTCCACTAATAAATTTCATTCCATCTTCCCACTTTTGTTTGAGCCCTTTGACAAAACCGTCAATAATAGCTTTACCAATATCTAGCAAGTTGATGTTTTTGAGATTATTAAAAGTTGTTTTTACGTTATCGATCAGATCGCTAACGCTTTGTTTCAAACCATCCCAAATTCCTTTGAGACCTTCAACCATACCATTCCATAAATCAATGGTGCCTTGTTTAAGGTTTTCCCAGCCTTGTTTCACACCATTTACAATAGCATTGGCAGAATCAATGACCCACTGTTTAAATGAAGCCCAAGTGTCCTTGACCCATTGAATAGTTGAGTTCCATAAATCAATAGTTCCTTGCTTGAATGAATTCCATCCATTAACAATTCCATCAACAATAGATTTGGCCATATTAATGACCCATGTTGTGAAAGCACCCCAAAGACTTTGAACTGTATTTACAACTGTCGTCCAGATGTTAGAAACGGTTTGTCCCCATGCAGTAAAATAACCAACAACAATTTGAACAAATGTTGAAACCAATGTTTGGATATTAGTACACAGCGTTTGCCAAAGTGTTGATAAATCTTCTTTGAACTGGTTAAAGTTCCCTGTGATTAAATCGATGAGTAGTAAAACTGGTCCCATAACAACCGTTTTTATAATTTCCCAAGCAGAACTAAAGATTGTTTGGACTTGTCCCCATAACCCGCTAAAGAAATCAAGCATAGGCTGGAATATTGTTTTGATTGTCTCAACAAATGGTGAAAGAGTTGTTGTTACACTATCCCAAGCACTGGATAAACCGCTTGTCGTTCCTTTCCAAAGGTTAGAGAACCATTCCTTGATACCACTCCAAGCATTCTTAACACTATCAACGGCATCTTTAGCACCTTGGATTGTTCCATCCCAAAGTCCTTTGGCACCGTTTTTGATATTGTTCCAGGTATCAGAAAACCATTTGACAGCGTTGTTCCAAGCTTTAGTAATGTTATTCCAAACGTCTTTAGAAATTTTTACTAGAGATTGCCATGCAGAACCCAGGAATTTTACAAAATTCGACCATATTTGTTGACCTGCTTTTGTTTGCGTAAAGAAATAGACTAAGCCAGCTACAACGGCAGCGATTGCAATTACTATAAGCATGATTGGATTAGCATCCATAACTGCATTAAAAGCTACTTGAACTCCAGTAGCTATCTTAGTAACGGTATTCCATGCAGTAATTGCGCCTTTCCATAGTTTATATGCTGCTACCCCAGCTGTTATTCCAGCTATTAATGGGCCAATCCAGTCTTTGTTTTGATTAATAAAATTAAAAAGAGTTTTAAATGTTGTGACTATCGGCGGAATCGCAGTAGCTACAATCTGATTAAATACCGCAAAACCTTTGATAATCGCTTGCTTACCTTCATCAAAAAGTGTAGAAATACCATTTTTTAACCCTGCATCTTTCAAAGCGTTGTTAATTGTTTCTACTGTATTGGCCATGCCATTTACTACGGCATTACGCATATTAGTGAATGATGTACCAATCCCACCAGATGCCGTTCTCGCAGTTTGCGCAAATCCATTCGCACTAGTGTCTAACTCTACAAAACGCTTGTTAAGTTGTTCCATGGTAATATCGCCGGATTTTAATTTTTTATATAAATCTCGTTCAGCGCTTTTACCTGTAATCCCAAAGGACTTAGCAACTTGTGTCAAGGCATACGGCATTGTTTCTTGTAAAGTTTTCCAACTTTGCAAGTCAACCGAACCGCTTGACAACATTTGGCTATATTGTTCAACCCCACGGCTGGCATCTGCAGCACTTGCACCAGAAGCAAGGAAAGCATCATTCAAAGCCGTTGCAGTTTCAGCACCTTTAGTGGCGCTTTTCTCTAAAATTGCAAAACTTTGAGCACTTTTGGTTAAATCTTGAAGTGAAGTAGGCAAGCCATCAACACCTTTTTTCAAGATAGTAACAGATTTAGAAACGTCATCAGTAGAATAACCCATTTGAGCCATAACTTTCGGATAGGCATTCAAGGTATCAAAACGATTAATCGCACCATCCAATGAACTTTTAACTACTCCAATTGCAGTATCAAAAACTTTAAAAACCCCAACGCCCTTGGCAATGTCTAGGATAGAAGTATTTGTATTTTGTGTGTTCTTATCCAATGTTCCCATTGAGCCATCAGCACTCTTCATGGTTGATATAAAATTCTTATCAACCGCACTCAGAATAGCTTCAACACTATAAGTTTCCATATTCCCTCCTCTCCTACTTATTTGCTTTTTTCATCAAGTTAATTAATTTGCTGTCCTGGTTAAACTTACTATCCGAGTTTTTAATCCCAAGAATTTCATTCTCGAATTTTCTCTTATCAAAGAATTTCTTGAATGTTGGGTAAACCGGAACTTGTTTTTTACCTTGTTGCTTGGTTGCTTGAACTTGCCAATTCGCCCACGCTTGCTGGTGAATTAATTCTTGCTCATCTAGCTTTTTCAACCTGTAAGCCTTAAAACGTAACTCATATTCTGAAATAGTCATCCGTTCTATGTCTTTCAAGTCAGTCATGCCAAGATAACGTAAACAATTAATCTGAACTTCTTCATAAAGAGAATCGAAATCAATGATTATTGATTTTGCGTCATTCTCTTCTCGAATTCCTCTGTCTTTTTCTTTGTAAATGCCGACTTTTTTAACTCATCAAGAACTGAATCAAAGAGAGGATCACTGCCATCGGCTTCAATAAGTTCAACAATCGCTTTTTCAGAGACCCGAGGTGTTTCAGTTCCATTTGCCAAGAGCAACATTTCAACCAAGGTCTCAATGTCTCCACCAAAGAAATTAATCAAAGCATTATCCAAACCAGCTTTTAGCTGCATTCCTTGCTCTATAACCTTGTATTTTTTGTTCAATTCCTTAATGAATCGGTAACCAAAAGTAAAAGTGTATAGTTTGTCATTAATTGTTAATTCCATTTTGAATTCTCCTTAAAAAAATAAAAGAGAGACTCAGCTCTCTTTTAACTCGTTGTTTATAATTCAGCGTCCCCTACGGTCGCTTGACCGACTACGGGGCCATTAGGGTGTAGTCTCTTTTACTGTATCTTTGAAGACATACTGAACAACATCCGCTTGATCATCAGTGAGTGTGGCATATCCTTTTTGTGGTTTACCAAACACTCCAAATTCCAAGCTTAGTTCCAGCGCATCTTCTGAATTAGGTTCATAAGAGAAACTTGTAAGATAGGCACGAAGATATTTCGCTTTGTACTTGTCTTTGTTTTCCCCATCAGTTCCTTTTTCAGCTTTATCAATCTCCCAAACTTCAAGAATTGCTGCATCGTCAAACGCTTGGTCCATTTCGTCAAGATGTGGGTCACCATTCGCTGCAATAGATGTGGCAGACAAACTATATTCAACTTCCGCAAGAGCCCCAATTGGGCCATCTTTGGTAGCCGTGGTGTTGTAATCTCGAGTTTTTTCATTCGAGTGTTCTGTTTGGAACGCAAGTTTCCAAGCAGCTTCTTCTGTTGCTTTACTAAGCAAACGATAGAGTAAGATAATATCTTTACCCTGTTTGGCTATTAATTCTGCCATATTAAATCTCCTATCTTAGTCTAAATTCTAAGTTAATCAACGCTCTTTTAAGAGGTGTATTTGTTGTTGTATCGTTCAACATTTGAATGGTGCTTGCTTGTAAGTTTAAAGCCCAAGAATAGCCGTCTGTGGCACTTATATTCAACGCTTGATTAAATATATTGCTTGCCATGTCAGACACTTCCTTGCGTTTCTTCTGTAAGCCCCAAACAGATAATGAAAGACTTACTAAGCCTTTGATATCCGTTTTATTTGGTTCATGAATAGTTTGAGTGTTCTCCAATTCAACAAATGGATAGCCCACTTCATTCATCGGTTTATAATCATAAACGGTATAACCTAGCGCTTGAACTTGTTTGAACAATTCATCAAAAATAGATTGGTCTCGAGTTTTAATCATTTCGTCAACCTCTCTAAATCATTTTTGAACACCTTCTTTTGAACATCAAAAGCCGGTTTAACAAATGGTTGTGCAGCTTGGAATCGTGTCCCATGCTCTACATATCCAGCATAATCAGTGTGTGGGCCAGTCGTTCCCGAAAGGCCTCCATCTGTAAATTCACTGGTTATTGAACGCTTCATGTTTCCTGTATCTACAGGAGCAAGATTTTGCATATTCTTGTTCATGCTTACAGTATTGCTTTTTACAACATGTTTAACATCATCGAGAGTTGCATTTTTTCTCAACTTCTTTTGTAAGGCATCAATTCCAGTTATTTTCATTGATTGACCTCCTGCAAAATAAAAGTGTTTCGCTCACTAGGATTGCGATAGGTTGTTAAAGCCCACTTTTTATTATCAAACTCAATGTAATCATATTCTGGCATCACAAAAAGGGGGATCATTCGCATGACTTTTGCCCCTTGTTTAATATCTCCAAAAACTTTTGCACTTCTGTCCGTTCCAATATCAGTGATGTTTGCACTAAAAGTTGTTCTAGTAGGCTCTTTTTCAACCCATTCGCCCAAATCGGGGTCATAGTGTGAGTCAGACGATGCTTTGATAAAAGTAACTTCATCTAAATATCTCAATACAATCTGAACCTCCCAATTTTCTTATCATTCTCAGCTTCTTTTGATTTTCGCCATGATTCAATTTCATCGGCATACTCGTCAAAATCAGATTCTGAAAAAGTCATGCTTAATCCTTCTTGTGAGTAGGACTGCATTCCCTCTTGACCAATACGATTGAAACGCTTCAAGGAAACGTCCAAAACAACATATTCTAGCTCTGGCGGTACTTCTTTAATACCAGAACCGAGAATCAGTAATAGACGTTCACGAGTGCGTTTTTCGATTACTTCCAAGCGCTCATCCGATGAACCGCCCAAAAGCTTTTTTATATCCTCAGTGATAGTCATAATCAACTCCTAACTTTGAAATCAAATCTGCTTTCTTATCGTTTTTTGTGTATTCTATCCCTTTGGTTTCAAGAAGCTCTTTTAGCTGATTAACGGTAAGCGTCGTTAGTTCATCATTTTTCACTTGCTTGGTCGCATTTATGTTTTCATATTTATGCAAGTGGCGACTTAGTAGCCGTCCCATTATGCACCAGTCGTAAATGTGACATTAACAACTTTTGTTAAATCATAGAGATACGCTGCGTAATGTTCATCTGCAGTAATTACAGTTGTTTTAGTAACGATATCACGGTCAGTTTCTACCTGAACTCCACGTTTTAAAACTAATTTCAAAGCTGGACGATTTGAAACAATCTTGAACAATAGAGCTGAACCCACAGCGAGTTTTTTAGATCGTACAATTTGAGCGCCTAAAACATCAGCGTAAGTTCCGTTGATAAGAGCATTTGCTCCTACTTCTGAACCAATTTTTTGTGCGTTTGCATCTTTACGAATTTTTGCCGCATCTTTAGGATTGGCGATAAGAACATAGGCTTGTGCATCCTCATCATCAAAGATATCCAATGCAGCTTGAACCCCGTCAACGCTTGCTGTAGTAGAAACAGTTTGAGTGGTAGTCTTAGCTGCGTTCAATAAGTCGTCATCGACTTTATTTGCAATAGATAGCCCAAGTTGTTTATTAGATTCTCCAATTGGATCACCATAACCAGATAATGCGGCTTCATCCGTGATTTCTGTACCTTTTGCAGCTTTTTTAATTGTTACTGACTTAGTAGTAGTTCCGATTTTATCCAACGGAATAGCTTCGCCTTCTGCAACATCAGAAGCATCGCCGATATAAGTAAAAGCTGGGAATTTCAAAGTATTACCTGGTTGTCCTTGAAGTGTTGTGTCAACTTGTGCAAGAGGTGTAAACCGAAGTGCTTTATTCAATTCGTATGAAACAATTGGTGCAAGCACCTCTGGATTTACTAAGTCTGTAAGTGTTGTTTTTGTATTTGCCATTTTAATAGCCTCCTGTTATTTTTTTAAATTCTTCTGGATTAGATTTTGCTAATTCAGCTTTTTCAGCATAAGTCATTGAATCAAATTTATCTTTATCGACTGATACTACATTACCCGGAACACGTTTAGGCGTTGTCCCTGTGTTTCGTGCTTTTTCCCACTGTGAGCGTTGATTATCAAGCAAATTGAGGAAAGTTTTTACATTGCTGTAAGTTTTTTCTTCATCAACATCAACTAACAATCCTAACTCCGCAGCACTTAAAGCAATTCCACTTTCTTTCAATACTTCGTCAGCTTGACTGGTAATGTTTGAAATTTTGATTTGTGCTTTAAGGCTTGCGATTTCATCGTCTTTAGCTTTTTGAAGTTCGGCAGCTTTTTCTTCGTCAGATTTTTCTTTAACTGACTTTTTGCCACCTTTTTCAAGTTCTTCAATACGAGCCAGCGCTTGGTCAAGCTGTGTTTTTGTTTCATTTTTTTCAGCCTGCTCTTTTCCGATTCGTTTTTGAAGCTTTTCGACAATTTTGTCGCTGTCAGTTGATTGTTCTTGTTGCTCTTCTTCGTTTGTTTCTGTTTCAGTTTCCGAACCAGCTTCAGACGTCTCATCGACTGCTTCTTCTGCGAACAGTTGCAAATTAAGGGGTAAAAGTTCTGTTTGTTCCATTTCTGGTTCCTCCTACTCGCATTTAGAGACTTGGGAGTCTGATTTTCTCGTGTTTTATTTAGTGTCCACAACGTTCGGAAACGGACATAATAAAAGCGCCTGTCAGTGACAAACGCT